TGTCAAATGCTGCGCCAGAACCTAGAGCACCAAACACAGCTTCGGCTCCGGCTAATACACCAGCTTGGCCGAATAGTGTTCTTGTGCCGCCGCCGATAAGAGATATTGGACTTGGTACAGTATCATAATGCTCAGGGCCGCCAAAGCCTGGAGGAGTTCCGGGTCTTACATATCCAGTATCGTATGCAACACTTTCATAGACAATCTGCATACTTTGTTCACTAGGAGCGCTGGCAGAATAATCAAGACTGTCGTGGCTCCAACTGCTAATCATAGGATTAATTAATTTATAACCGTAATAGGCTCTCTTGGCCATTTGATAAATGGCAATGTATTCAAAAAATGGTGCTGAACTGTTATTATCTAATCCGTAACGTGCTCTAATAGCACTAGAACCTTCAGTGGCATTTCTTTTATAGGCACCCGATATTGTAGCTGCGGTAGTATCACCGTAATAATATCCGTAATAATTTTTCCACAGTTGTCCAACTACTCCAAGATTGTCATCGTGAAATTTAATATTAATTGGTTGATAATCTATTTTAGTCTGTACAACCTTCTTTCTGTTATACTGATTAAGTGTTTCTGTTTGTATTGTAAATTTAGGCAAGTCGGCAGTTTTTACCAACATGTTAATTTCATTTACGTGCTGATCTCTAAAATTAGATCTATTAGCAATGGGATTTATTTTAAAAACAACATGATAATTAAATTTTCTTTTAGGAGCAAGACGTAAATCGCTATCGATATACAATCGAGAAGCGTGAGCAAAATCTCCTAAATTACCTTTAGGGTTTGTTAGTCCTGAAACAAATTGGCGTAGAGCTTTACTGGTCATACAGTATTTATCTGGTATTAACTACGCAGTTATTTTTGAGTCGTAAAAAAAGGCCGTTTCCGGCCTTTTTTTTAAGTACCACCACCAGTGGTTAGTACGCCTAACGTTCTTCCAACAACAGTACCAACGCCAGTACCTTGTGGTGACTGGATAGCATTGTCGTATTTGATTGTTAATGCAATTTTAACGTCTTCGTTTGCATTATAAGCCATGTTACCATAGTTTGCTGAAAGTACATAGCATCCATATAGTTCCCATGTTTCTAATATTTGAGGTGTGCTTGTTCCGTTGCCACCATCTAACATTTCAATGCGAGTGGTAAATTTGTAATCAATACCTGAAGCTGCCGATGCTTGTTCAAAAAAGTCAAACTGTTTCTGAAGTTGTTCACCAACTAGTTTACTTACTTCACCGGTGACGTCATCACGCAAGTTAATTGTAACGTCTTGCCATGTGTGTTTACCGTGAATGTTAACACGGCTGTTATAAACATCTAATACAATGTTATCGAAAGATAAGTTTGGACGAGTAATGTCTACAACTTGTTTTGTAAGAACAGTAGTTGGGGTACTAACACCAAAATTTTCTAACATCGCTCTAAAACGATATTTTAGTTTTGGCATTAGCAAGCCTTGGCTGCTAGCACTTTGATCGCTGGCTAGCGGAACTGTAAACTTTGATAGTGTTGCGATTGACATATTATTTTTCCTTTAATTATGAACCAGAAATTTCACCAGTATTCTTTAGACGTAGTGGAATGTAGATAAATTCAACTGCCTTAACTGGCTCAATAGCAATATCAATGTACAATTCGTTACGATCAATTCTGCTTGGAGTGTTGTTAGACTCGTCGCAAACTACTAGATAGTCATAAAGAGCACGTTGTCCTACTAATTCTAATAATAGACTTTCAACTGCACCTTTAATCTCATCTCTAGTGATCTTATCGTTTGGTTCAAAGATATATGGTTTAGCTAGAGCATTTAGTTGTCTACGTAGGTACACAACTAGTCGAGCTACGTTGATGCGATCTAACGCACTAGCAGCTCTTGCTCTTGTATATTGACCATAGTTAACTAGTCCAGTTCCTGTTATGAATGTTAATGGATTAACCTTAACGCTAGCTAGAGTATCTCTCTGGCCAACATTTAGTGCTACGCTATTAAATTCGCCTTCGCTGTCAACATAACCAACTGCTGTAGCATTTGTAATACCTCCGCGACGTACACCTGCTGGTGCGAACCATGGATAAGCAACTTGGTCATTTAGAGCAATAGTTCTTAACATCATGTGGCTTGGCGGAACAACTACGTTGTTACCAAAGTTGTCGCTTGTAAAGCCCCATGGATAGAAAATACCTAAGTATTCGTCGCTGCTTACTAGACCTAGATCATTATCTTCTAGTGCTAGTCGTTGATTTGTACCCCAGTTCAACAATGAAGTTGCATCAGGTGTTAAGCGTGCTGGGCTGTCACCTACAACAAATGCTGTTAGACCTCTGTCGTAGTTTAGGCTTATCAATTCGCCAATAAGCTCTGAATAGCCAGGGCAAGCAATTAAGTTAAACACTCTAGCTTCTTCGTCACGGATCTGTTGGTTAGCATTTACGGTTGCTTGTAGTGCTTGTACAACAACTTTACGCTGTGCTTTGCGACCAAATGTTCCAGAACCGTCGTCTTGGTTTGAACTTACTGTTACCCAACGATGTGGATAGTAGTCAGCCATGCTTTCGTCACCAAAACGTGTGTTGTCAGCATCAACGTCAATGTAGTTTTGTACAAACTTCTTAACGTTAAATCCGCTGCGACGTAAGTTCCATAGTAACATACCTTTTGGATATAGTGCTGGATCAGGACAATCTGGATCTACATAGCTGTTTGAAAGTAATTCTTCAATTGTTGCTGCTTCATCGCTGTTAGCACCTGCGGTGTTATAACGAACATCGGCAAACAAGCAACCATCTTCAGTACTTTGATCACTCTTGTCAACTAAGAACCACTTCAGTAAATCTTTATTAAACTTATAGATAGTTGGGAAATTTTCAATATCGCTTGTATCAATCCATAAGTCGCCAGTTTCTAATACGGTACCGTCGCTTTGTGTTTCTGGCTTAGTTGCAGCCACAATTGGTCCTGCTGGATCAGTTAGCGGATTAGCAATTAAATATCCGCTCCAGTTTGTACCATTGTGTACCATAATATCAACTTCGTCAATGACAGAACTATACCATAATGTACCGTCTGCGGTTAAGCTAGTTGGAGGATTGCCTCCTGCTACGTAAGTTAATGGCTCCCATAGAGAAGCAACATAGTCATGTACACCGTCGGTATCTAGATATAAATTAGCAGTACCGTTGCCAGTTGCAGGAATGTATTCGCTAAAACCTAGATCACTTAGTGGACTATTTGTTCCGTCTAATAGATGAATTTCACCGCCAAGTTCGTGAGTAATAACCAGTCTATTTTGACTGTCTACTTCTGCTTCAACGTTAACAAATCCTGCTACATTAATAGCAGTAGCTACTGTTGCAGCATTGGCTATACTTGGAGAAGTAACTGTAAAACTAATAACTTTAGCTGTATCTAGTGTAGCTTGTCCTTTTAAACTTTCAGCCATTGTAAAAGTATAAGTTGTGCTTTCACCTGATACTGTAAATGTTAGATCATTAGTAGTTGTTACACCGCCTAACAGAGCACCGTCAATTCTTAGTTGATTACCTGACTGATAACCTGAACCGCCTGTGGTGATAGTAATTGTAGTATTTGAACTTGTATAAGTTGTTCCTGCACCTGTTTTTGTAACAGTAGCAATAGCGCCTACGCCAGTACCAGTAACAGTAGTAACAGCTACACCTGCATATGTTGCTGCTGCTGAAACGGATGTACCTGCAATACTAGATCCTAAAATACTAGTTAAAGTACCAGCATCACCAGCAAATGTGCTGGCTGTAATTTTACTAGATTTAATAGTTGTAGGAGCAGCACTCTTTCTACGATAAACTGCAAAACTTACTTCGTTGCTGGTAGTATGACGAACATACAATGTGCCTGCTGCTAAATTAGCGCCACCGCCAGTTTTATCTAATTTGAATAAAGCAGTCAATGCATCGCTATATAAAGGTGCATCTACTTGTTCAAATGCGTCAGTTGTGCTGTTGTAACGCTTTGTTCTCCAACGAGCACCTAAGTTAGGCTCAGTTGTTTTAATCCAAACAGAACCAGTTACTGCGTTTAAGTCGTTAGTTTTCCACTGCGGTACATTAGTATGTGGCTGAACTGCTAGTAATGGTGTGCCTGCCCAGCTTGCATCCCATGCAGAGCTACCAACTTGTACCCATACTCCGCTATTATTTCTATACCATATTGT